AGGCTTACCCCAGGACAACTGGGAGCCCATGTGTCCAGTGATATTCCGCATGGCCGCAGACTTGCGCCGGCGCACTGAGTCACACGAAGAGGAGGTCAAGGCCCTTGAGGAGCATGCTGCCATTATTGCGAGGTACATTGCGCAGAACCCCACTCTCCCTAGCCCACAGGCGGGTTTGGAGAATGCGGATGTTCTGGAGGCAGACATTCCCAGCAGTGAGGATGAGGGCCCTGTGCCCTTGAGCTTGGAGCGAGAGTTTTCCCCCATTGCGGAGCGCTTGCTCCTTGCTGGAAGGGTTGCTCTTGGTGCCTTGACCCTTGCATGTGGTGCTGCTGTGCTTGTGCCAGGTGTTCGCACGCTCGCGGACCAGGCTTGCAAGTTTGTCAAGTTTGCTTTTGATTCCGCAAAGAGGCTCTTGAGCTTCATGTGGGATTCCATCAGCTGGCTGTTCTTTGGCAGGCCACAGGAGCAGAGTGTCCACAGTGAGGGTAAGCCCAAGCAGGAGGAGTTTAAGTACAAGAGGCCCATGCCCCGCGAACAGCTCGGCACCCCGCCGAGTGACGTGAGACAGGATATAACCTATGCCAACACCTATAAGGTGCTGTGCAATGGTCAGAGCCTTGGGCAGGCGCTATTTGTGCGAGACAGGATGTGTGTCATGCCCCTCCACTTCAGGCGTGCGCTTGAGAAGGAAGATCCTGACAGCGAGGTGCTGTTCATCAGTGCAGCACAGCAGCAGTTTGTGCTGAGGCTCACAGCGGAGCAGCTGTTGGGCTTTCAGCACAGCAAGATTGCTGAGGCGGATTTGTGGTTCCTTGTCATGGCGCGTGGCTGCATCAAGGCTCACCGTGACATTGTGGGCTACTTCATCCCCGAGAAGGGCGTCAGCCAGGTGCTGAGCAAGAAGGGCAATGTGCCCGTGCGCCTTGATGTGGCGCGCTACCGCAAGATTGGTGCGATGCACGATCTTGACCGGCACGTATTCATGAGTAATGAGTGCGTGTATGGTGAGAATCTCGTGTATTCGAGCGGTGCATCCATTGCAGCGTATTTCAAGTACAAGGCTCCGACCGAGGCAGGTGACTGTGGTGCGCCTTTGATGATTGCAGAGGCGCGCTACTGGAATGGATGCATACTGGGTGTGCATGTGGCTGGCAAGACCGACTTCCTTTCGAGGAGTGGTTATGCCACGGTCCTCTGTCGTGAGATGGTGGAGGACGAGTGCCGCAGGCACAAGATGATTCAAGACAAGTTCGAGGAGGATCTTGCTGCTTCAGGCATTGGGCTTGAGCCCTTGACTCCTGAGCAGAAGCTGGCACATGAGCAGACTGGCCTTGTTGCCGGCTCCTTCATTCCCCTTGGCAAGGTGCCACAGGAGTTTGGAGTGAGCTTGCCTGTTGAGACCAAGCTCAAGTTGTCAGGTTATGAGGGGCATGGTGAGCCAGCTCGCCTGCCAGCAAAGCTGAGGCCCTTTTATGACGCGAATTTGGGTAAGATTGTGTTTCCCATGGTGAAGGCTGTGTCTGGATATCAGAGTCCACTGGTATACAAGCCAGTGGCCCGTTTGGAGAGTATTGTGGCTATGGCCACGCGCAGGCACTTTGATCTGTCGGAGAGGGCGTTTCGCGCCATCTTAACAGTTGAGGAGGCCGTCATTGGCATTGAGGGCCTCAAGGGCAAGAAGGTGCCCCGCGATACGTCGTCGGGGTTTCCATGGTCCAAGAAGTATGGCACTGGTAAGCACGCATTCTTTGGCACTGCCGAGGACTATGTGCTGGCAGGGCCAGCTTGGGAAGATTTGAAGGCGGCGGTGCAGCGCATCATTGCAGCTGCTAAGAGTGGGCAGCGTTTGGCCCACATCGCTACGGATTTCCTCAAGGATGAGTTGAGGACCCCAGAGAAGGTGGCATCGGGTGCCACGCGTTTGATCTCTGGCTGTAGTGTCTCGTACACTATAGCCGTGCGCATGTACTTCTACGCTTTTCTGGTGTCGATGTTTGAGACCCACACGGACTCAGGCATGGCTCCAGGTATCAACACCTACACCGAGTGGCACAAGCTTGGAGATCACATGGCAAGGCACGTCAAGTGCTTCGCTGGTGACTTCAAGGGCTTTGATTCGTCAGAGCAGCCATACATCCACGGTGCCATCCTGGACTACATGAACAGGTGGTACCGTCACAACAATCCCGAGTGGCAAGAGGAGGACGATCTCGTGCGCACAGTCCTATTCGAGGACCTGGTGCACTCACGCCATTTGTCCGGTGAGAGCGGCGTTGCAACCACTGTTGTGCAGTGGAACAAGTCGCTCCCATCTGGGCACCCCCTGACCACGGCTGTCAATTCGTTGTACAGCCTCATCACTCTCACCGCCGTGTATGCCAAGACGACAGGGGACTACATTAACATGTGGTCCAATGCGTACCTGTGCACGTACGGCGATGACAACCTCAATTCCGTGGCAGACCACGTGGCCGAAGTCTTCAATCAGGTCACTGTGGCAACGCACATGGCTGAGGACTTCGACCTGGTGTACACATCGGAGAAGAAGGATGGTGAGCTTGTGGCTACCACCACCCTGTCCGACGTCTCTTTTCTCAAGAGAGGCATAGTACAGGATGGCGATGCCCCAGGTGGGTGGGTGGCTCCCCTTGATGAGGGTAGCTTCTTATACACCCCATATTGGTTCCGCAATAACAGGTCTGGTTTGCAGGAGGTCGCAACCAACCTTGAGAGGTTGATTGAGGAGGCCGCAATGCACCCGGCAAGTGAGTGGGATCGGTTGACGCGGCCCGCTTTCGAGTGGGCCATTGAGCATGGCATTAGCTTGCCGTGCCATACCCGTGAGCACGCCCGTGAGGTCGTGTTCGCACGTACAGATCTTTGGTATTGAGCCGTATATACGGCAGCTTTTGTGTACATATTGTGTTCCGGCACTTAGGCTGTGTCAGGAGGGGCTACCGTTACTACTCAGAGGATTCAGAGAGAGAACACGACTGTTGGTGTTTGTGTAGACACTTTCAGTTCATAGTTTACACGCTTCAATTTTGGATAAGGACATAAATTTACCTAATTTGGTTTCAGAGTGTGACGCTGTTGAGGGGCTATCGGTGACTTCTGGAGTTACTGAGAATAATGCCGGCGTCATGTTTTCCGATGAGGCTCCTATTTGCGCTGTTCCAGCGCAGGTCGTTGACTCGGGTGTTTATAGTGTTGGTGACGACATGCAGGATGTGAAGAATTACTTGGGCCGTCCGACCTTGATTGGCCTTGGTAATCTGTCTAGTACTGTTGGTTCTTTGTTTAGCACGTCTGCGCAGTGGTCTCAATTTGCTACTCTCATTCCGTTCTTTGCGGACCGTTTGAGAGGAGTGGAGGGGCTGCGTGCCACCCTGGTTTTTACGGTGCAGCACAGTGCCAATCCTTTTCACCAGGGTTTGTTGGTTTCATGTTTTCAGTATGGTACTGGTGTTGCATATGATAGAACAAATGTTCCTTTTGCTTGTACTAATTTGCCGCATGTTAGGTTAAATGTGGCAGACAACACCATGTCAGTCTTGCGTGTTCCGTTTATGGCTGAGGTTGAGTATTGGGGCCGTAGCACTAGTGAAGATCAGTCTACTGGTGTTTTCCGCTTGCAACAAGTTTTGCCGACTCCTTTGCTTACCTCTTCTGCGGCGCCCTCATTCAAGGTGTTTTTGCATATGGAGGACATTCAGTTGATTGGTCGTAGGCCAGTTACTGACACAGTTGTGGTTACTCCACAGGCTGGTAGTTTGTCGCGTTCTGAGGCTGTTTCCTCAGGGGCAGCCTCCGGTGTTTTGGAGGCTAGTAGTAAGTTTGCTAGAGCTGTTGGTAACCATTTGCCAGGCTTGCGTGCTTTTACAGGGCCCGCTGCTTGGTTTTTGAATGCCAGTAGTAAGGCAGCTGCTGCTTTTGGATTTTCTAAACCCGTTGATTTGTCTGCTGTTACTCGCACTTTGAGAGTGCCTACGTTCTTTGAGCATGCTGTTGATGTAGTTGCCCCTGCTGTTACTGTCGGGGGCTTTCAGTCCAACCAGGTTTCAGTTGACCCCAAGAGTGGTGGCAGTGAGGTGGATGAGATGGCTTTCGACACCATTCTCACGCGCTACTGTCAGATCTTTAGGGGCACTTTGCCGAATACTCTGTCACATGGGGCCACAGTTTATGCGAGTGCTGTTTGTCCTATGCATATGTGGTTCCGTGCACAGGGTGCTACACTTCCTGGTGGGAATATATCGCTGCCTGAGTTTTCTTCGGTGGCCAATTTCTACCAACCTAGTTCTATCATGTATTTTGCTCAGTTCTTTAAGTACTGGACAGGTAGTCTTAGATATCGTATTACATTTGCTAAGTCTAAGTTTCATACTGGAAGAGTGTTGTTCACATTCATTCCCAGTGCCGTGCTCAACACAAACACTTCTTTGCATGCTAATGCTGGGACTGCACCTGCCTTGTTCAATGGCAGATTGCAGCCTTCCCAGCTTAGCAAGGTGTTTGATTTGAAGGATGGCAATGTATTTGAGTTTGATGTGGATTACATTTTTCCCACCCCGTATGCTGGGGTTAATAATAGTATTGGTACTGTGTCTATGCAAGTTATGGATACTTTGGTTAATAATGGTGAGTCTTTTGATATCATTTCATATATTGTCGAAGTTTGTGCTAAGCCCGGTTTTCATTTTGCTGGGCTTAAGTCTCCAGCAGCTCCTGCTTACACTCAATCAACTGCAGTACCGATTTTGCAGTCTGGTGTTGGTGTAATGAAAGCAGATGTAGCTGATTTGACTGTTGGTGAGAAGTTTATGAGTGCTAAGCAGCTTGCGATGGCCGCAACTGTTAGGCGCTTTGATGCAGCTAACGCTGCTATCACCACAACCACAATTCCATATTGGTGTGCCAACACATCGTGGCCGACTACGGCTGCCGCTATTGACACTGCTGCGAGGGATTTTCCCCTCACACGCAGTGCTTTGGTAGCAGCGTGTTATTCACATTGTGTTGGTTCCACCTTATTTTCCATTGGTACTTCACTTGGCAATATTTCTGCTTATAAGGTGTACTTGGAGGATGCTGATTTCAATAGTAGGTTGACTTCTAGACCTGCTTCTATATATAATTCTGATTCTCAGGTTAATAGTATTTCAGTGTTAGGTTCTCTGGGGTTGCCGGGTGGTACTTTCTTGCTACCTACGCTTTCTCCAGTTATGAGGTATGACCACGCCGCTTTTACAAATTTGTGGGCGTGGGGTTCTAACATCATCAGCAACAGCAATTTTGTATCTTCTGTATATAAGTTGGCTTATCGCAATAGCGATGGTGCCAATAGGATTGCTTATGTTGGCATAGCTGCTGCTGATGATGCGCGAGGGGTGGGGTATATTGGCCCACCCTTGTGTTTGTTGCGCACTACCGTTACTGGTGGTGGTTCTTGGACCACTGCCAACGGTATGTGAGGCATTTTGGGTCTGCTCCATGGAATGAAGAAGTGGAGTTGTGCACCCAGTGGCTGGTATCCACGCTCGTTGAGCAAAGACTACCAGGTTTACACGCGACCTTAAGGCGTGCCGCAGGGACCTGAATGAAGACGGTTTGCCTGCAAGGGTTGCTTTGCAACCTCCGCGCAGCGGTTTTTCTTTTGTGAGAGACGGCTGCGGCGATCTTTGAAGAGACCGTTTCTAGCCGGCTATAAGCCATTCAATCATACCATACGGTAAGACTTGACGTACCCATCAACCCGGCTTAGAGCCGGTATTTTTCTGGTATTGTTGAGATTTCTGCCTTGAGGTGGGTTGTCTCATAGCAACG